CACTGTGTAAGCGTTTGATAGGATGCCAGGCTTATTGACAGCGTCAGCAAGTAAAGCAGACCATGCGATTGTTTTATTTTCCATTTGGTAGGACTCCAATTAGATTACGATGCAAAATAGCATCTCCAAGCCCTCATACAAGGGCTTGAAGCTGTTATTTAAGCAAGTTCGAGGTTAGAGTACTTGTGAACGTAATATTCGAATGTACCCCCGTTGCCCGCATCTGGTTTAATACCGAACTCGTTGAGTTTTTGAGTTGCTCTCAAGCCATGTTGCGCCCACAAGAGCATGAGAGTTTTGTTGTTGTCCGTGATTGCATCGTTAAGCATCATGTGAGCAACAGCTATTGAGTTGAGTTCAGAGTTGATAACCTTGAGTGCTTTTTTAGTGATTGTCATTTTGTGTCTTTCAGTTAGGTTAGGAATATGTTAATCGCTTAACATGTATACGATTATCGGATTATATGGTTATGATGTCAAGTGTTTTAAAGCGTTGTCAATGATTATTTTGCATATGAAAACCCTATGAAGAATAAAGCATTACTTGCTCATATTCATTAGACTGGTATACTCATATAAAAGAAGACTGGTATTGTGTGTGGTCATGTCCTTATATATTAAGCAAGAGCATGGCCAAGCATTTGGAAAGCGTCTAGGGCTTCATCTCCTCGCCCCCTATAAAATATATAAGGGACACCATGTCGAGCCTGTCATCACATGCCAGAGCGTGTTCTGAGAGCACATCTGAACATGGAAAGGGGAAAGGGGCTGGCACATGAAGAGCGCATCTAGAGCGTGATGCTCGTGGCCTTGTGATGGGACTGAGATGCTGTGTGGGCGTGCACTCCACATCTCGCCCCCCCCCAAATAAAATATTGTTTCCCGCAGTTGCCATTGATTGACGGGTTTGAGCTATGTAACTAACCATTGCATAGCTCTTTTTTTACGTGTATAGTAGCGTTATTAGTAGAGGGATAGATATGGTTACAGAACTAGCAATAGAGAAGAAGAAGATGGATATACCGTTACCAAGGGTGGTATATGCGTATCCGTATGAAGAGATGGATGTGGGGGATAGTTTTACTGTGCCTGTGGAGGCGAGGCAGAAGGTGATGAATGCCAACTACAGGGCGAGTAAGCGTCTGGGGTGTAAATACACTTGTAGGACTGAGAATGAGTTGGTGAGGGTCTGGAGGGTGGCATGAGTCAGGAATTGATTATGGCGTTGAGAGACTTTTTGATTGACATACAGGGTGTGCCTGAGCTTCAAGAGGAGTCTGAGGCTTGTCGGGTTCTTTTAAGGTTCTTGGGGGTATGTATTGAGTAATCTGTTGTGGGAGGATGAGGACGAACTTAGAGAGCTTTGTAGGGCACTCTGGGTAAGGCTTTGTGTCACGCAAGCGGAGAGAGAAGTTTTGGTTGCAGAGGCTATTGAATATGGATACAGAGAAGGATATGCAAGAGCAGTTGTACAACTCTCGTATGAAGCTCAAGAGGGAGATGCAGCGTGCCATACAGTGCATTAAGCCCAGTAGCAAGAGGAAGTTAGCAGCCGAGTGGAAAGAGAAGTATTCTGAGTTGTTTTACAAGGAGTTAATTTCTTGTGCTAGAAACAAAGATGTAAGAGTAGAGATAGCGTACTGGACAGATGAAAGGATGGGTAAACCCGATGGCAACTGAACAAGAAATAATGGATTTACTTGAACAACAAAGGTATGCAGATTACCGCCAGAAGTTGTTGCAGAGAAACTTGGCTTATTCTCAACCCAATTGGCAACAGCAGATGACCCAGTTGAGTCCTGAACAAGAAGCAGCGTTTACCCAATGGGTGCAAGCCAATCAAGTTCCATACAATCCTAATGACAAGTACCCTGATTACGATATGAAAGGTTATTATTTGTCGTTACAACAAGGACAAGCTCCCCAGGCAAGCGTCAATACCACTGACCAACAATTGCATTACCCAGATACGTTTAAAACGCCTTACCATGAGTCTTTTAGCAAAGAATCTCAGTGGGCTACGGAGGGTGCTCCTGAGTGGCAAGGAGAGCGTTTGGTGACCCCCAGTGGTGAATTGGTGTTTGAAACTCCAAAGGCACAAGAGTGAACTTTAACCTCAAGAACTTTTATAAGTTTTGTTCAGAACTCAAGATTGAGACTAAAGAGGAGGGCCTCAAGAAGATGGGTAACCTCTTGGGGACTCAGACGTATGTAATGGAAGAGATGACGAAAGGGTTGGCTGATGACGTACATTTTTTCGTTATTCTTAAGGGTCGTCAGTTGGGTATTACTACTGTTAGTCTGGCTCTTGACCTTTATTGGCAGTTTACCCATCCTGGTTGGCAGGGGACTCTTGTCGCAGACACAGAAGAGAATAGAGATATGTTCCGCTCTACTCTGGCAATGTACATTGAGGGTTTACCCAAGGAGTACAAGATTCCTTTGGTGGCCCACAATAGAAACCAAATGGTTCTTAAGAATCGTTCTAGAATCTTTTACCAAATCGCTGGAAATAAGAGTCGATTGGGGCAAGGTAAGGCTATCACTTACTTACACGGGACCGAGACAGCCTCTTGGGGAAATGAAGAAGGACTCGCTTCTCTCATCGCCTCGTTAGCTGAGAAGAACCCTGAGAGACTTTACATGTTTGAGAGTACAGCTCAGGGCTTTAATATGTTTCACGACATGTACAAGACGGCTAAGAGGGCCAAGACCCAGAGAGCTATCTTCTGCGGCTGGTGGCGCAATGAATACTATTCAGTCCCTGCCGACTCCAACATCTACAAGGTGTACTGGGACGGCAAGTTAAAGGGTGAGGAAAAGGAGTGGGTCAAGGACATCAAGAAGCTCTACGGGGTGGAGATTAACTCTCGGCAGATGGCTTGGTGGCGGTGGAAGATGGCTGAGGGCATCAAAGATGAAAGCCTGATGTATCAAGAGTTTCCACCCACTGAGGACTATGCCTTTGTGATGACGGGAACCAGTTTCTTTTCCAACTCAAGATGCACAGACGCTGCTAAAGAAAGTAAGAGGGTTTTGTATGACGGCTACCGTTACGCTTTCGGTCAAATGTTCCAAGACACCGAAGTGCTCAAATCCACAGAACGACTGTCCACTCTTAAAATCTGGGAGGAGCCAGTCGATACAGCTTACTATGTTATTGGAGCAGACCCTGCTTACGGAAGCTCCGATTGGGCCGACAGATTTTGCATACAGGTGTTCCGATGCTATGCTGATGGTCTGGACCAAGTAGCTGAGTTTGCCACCTCTGAGATGAACACCTACCAGTTTGCGTGGGTGATTGCCCATCTGGGCGGTGCGTACAAGAACTCAACACTTAACCTTGAGATTAATGGCCCAGGTCAGGCGGTCATCAATGAGATGAAAAACCTGAAGAGACAAGCAGCCAACACAATGGGTGAATTAGGCCGTGGACTAGAAGATGTGCTCGGGAGCATGACCAACTACATCTGGAGAAGAAATGACTCAATGAGTGGACCAGGCAACTCGATGTACTGGTTAACCACTGCCAGTAGCAAGGAGCGTATGCTCAACTACATGAAAGATTACTTTGAGCGTGGCATGATGAACATTGTCAGTATGGACACGCTTGATGAGATGAAGTGTATTGTTAGAGAACAAGGGTTCTTGGGTGCACCTGGGCGTGGCAAGGATGACAGGGTCATAGCCTGTGCACTGGCTGTTGCAGCCTATGCCGAGCAGTTGCAACCTAGACTATTACAGATGAAGATTACCCGTGAGGTTTCTCGTTCACAGCAAACCATGACTCCTGAAGAGATTGCTGTAGGCAAGAATGTTTCTAATTACCTTAAACACATAGGCATCTATGGAGCAGAAAAACGTCCCACTCCCCAAAGCTGAACTCAAGCGTCAGATTAAACGATTCCTCCAAGACAAGGATAGGGGAATATCCATACCCTTGTTTGCTGACCTCTGTGGCCTGTCTGCTGCCCATATCAGGGATGTTTTCTTAGAAGAATGTGAACCCCTGACAGAATTGGTGCAACTCAGGGTCAACAAGGCTTACAAGGAGTGGAAAGACGGGCGTGTAAGGGTAATGAAGAGACGGGATAACACTAGGTACGTGGACTATAGAAAAGAGGCGTACAGCC